ATTCGCTGCGAGGCGGCAGGCGGAGCAAAAAAAGACCAGCGCGCACCAATATGCCGAGCGCGCCGAGAGCAATTATGACGACGTGATAATCCATTTGGGAGGTGAGCCCGAATGAAATATCATTCGCAAAAGGCGCGGCTGGACGGGCAGCTATTTGATTCCCAAAAGGAGGCGCGGCGCTATGCGGAGCTTAAGCTGCTGGAACGCGCCGGGCAGATTCGCAATCTGCGGCGGCAGATAAAGTACGAGCTTATCCCGGCGCAGAAAATACACGGCAGAATTGCCGAGCGGGCATGCAGCTACATAGCGGACTTTGTTTACGAGGAGAACGGGCAGACGGTAGTGGAGGACGTTAAGGGCTTCCGCACTAAGGAATATCTGATTAAGCGCAAGCTGATGCTTCGGGTACACGGGATAAGGATTAGGGAGGTGTGATTATGACCAATTACGAGCGAATAAAGAGAATGAGCATAGAGAAAATGGCAGCGGAATTTATGATTTTCCGACCGTCTGACGCTTGCTTTGAGGATGAGCACAGAAATTATTGCTCCTTAAACAATCAATTTCACAAGCATTCACAGGATTGTTTTAAGGCAAATGTTGAATGGCTGGAAGCGGAGACGGGTAATGATGCAGAAGAGTATGACAAAGGTCTCATTGTGGAGTTGCCGTGCAAGCCGTTACCAATGCTTATGAATTCAGATAATAGCGACGCGTACTGCCCTTTCTGTGGCGAAAACTTAAGCGGATATTATGGCGATTACAATGCGCCAGACATATTACCTTGCTTTAACTGCGGCGAATGGCTAGACAATACAAAATCCATGTCAATAGAGGAAGCCGGACAGGCGTTGAAAAATAAATTATAAAGGAGAATAAATCATGAAAAATCAAAAGGTAATTGTAAGAGCGGATATGGCAGGAGTGTTTTTTGGAGAAATCAAAGAGCGGAGCGGGTCAGAGATAACTATGCAAAATGTTCGGAGACTGTGGTATTGGGATGGCGCTTGCAGCTTATCGCAATTAGCTGTTGATGGGACAGCGAATCCGGATAACTGTAAATTTACCGTTATAGTGCCTGAAATGATTATTTTGGGAGTTATTGAGATAATACCATGTTCAGAAAAGGCAATTAAAAGCATTGAGGGCGTAAAAGAATGGAAAATATAAAAACATTTTTATTTACAAGTGACGGTTCCGGTATGGGTTCCGGTTCCGGTATGGGTCACGGTTGCGGTATAGGTGAGGGTATGGGTTCCGGTATAGGTGAGGGCTCTGGTTCCGGTTACTGTGAAGGTGGCGGTTCCGGTATGGGTGAGGGCTCTGGTTCCGGTTACTGTGAAGGTGACGGTTACGGTAACGGTTGCGGTCGCGGTGACGGTTGCGGTTCCGGTATAAAAAGGTTTAATGGCTCTGATGTGCATTTAATTGATAATGTTCAAACTATTATAACCCATGTTTTTAAAAACATTGCAAAAGGATTTATTCTCAATAGCGATTTAACTTTAACAGATTGCTATATTGCAAAGGGAAACAATTTATTTGCACATGGCGAAACAGTAGAAAAAGCAATGGAAGCGCTGCAAGAGAAAATCTTTTCAAACATAGATATTGACACGGCAATAGAGATGTTTCTTGATGAATTTGAAACAGACAAGAAATATCCGGCAAAGGAATTCTATGTATGGCATAATCGGTTGACTGGCTCATGCGAAATGGGAAGAAAGCAGTTTATAAAAGAGCGCGGTTATAACCTTGAAACTGATTCTTTTACTGTTTCGGAGTTTATAGAAATAACAAAAAATAGCTTTGGAGGCGAAATAATTGAACAGCTTGAGCAGTCTTTGAAAGAGAGGCAAAGGACGTGAAAATCCGCATTAAGGCTCCGCCCTGCACGCGCTGCGTCTGGGAGCGATAACTCCGCGCGGATTTGCAGAAGCATTTTTTAGAGCGAACAGGTGAAAAGGAGAGGAATAACAATGAATGACTTGATAGACCGCGAACAGGTAATTAATGCGCTGGATAGAATTGGAGGAACAGGAGCAGAGGCAGAAAGCTGGGCGGACGGATGGGACAAGGCGATTGATGAAGCAATAAAGATTGTACGGAATATGCCTATGAAGCGGCTCTGCCGCGGCAGTCCAGTAAAACTGATAGACGCTAATGCTTTGGAAATAGCCATTATGGATACCGGTATATATCCGGCGAATGTGCGCAGAGCTATAAGGAAAGCACCTGAAGCAGTAGTGCGCTGCAATGACTGCATACACAGATATGAAAACGAGGAGAATGTATATGTCTGCGAGGTGTTGGATTTTTCTTGTGGGGATGATGATTTTTGCAGTCAAGGTCGAAGAAAGGAGACCGAATGAAAATCAGAATCAAATCCCCGCCCTGTCTGAGGTGCGTGTGGGGACAGCGTGAGGATGAGGGGCTTATTTATTGCTTTCGAGCGGATGTATGCAAACGAATACGGGAGGGGCGGGGAAATGACCAACAAGGAAAAAAAGCAATGGCTGCTGCGGGGCTGGAAGCTGGAGAGCGAGTTGAAGGCGTTGGAAGAGGCAAAAAAGCGGGCGCTGGAAAGAGCGGTCAGCGTAACGGCCAAATTCAACGAGGATAAAGTGCAGGCCGGCGAGCATAACCGGCAGGAGGAAGCTATAGCGCGCTACATAGATTATGAATTGCTGATTGAGCAGCAGACTGACCGCTTGATAGATATTCGCATGGAAATTACCAAAGCTATATTCGCCCTTGAAAACAGCACTCTGCGCACCTTGCTGCTCAAGCGTTATCTGGAGTTCAAGCCCTGGGAGCAGATTGCGGAGGAAATGAATTACAGCTATATGCAGATAACGCGGCTGCACGGCAGGGCCTTGGCACAGATAAAATGCAAATCTATTTAAAGATGTTATGAAATGTTATAGAATGTTATATTGTATAAGTGATATAATTTAAACTGGTTTGAAAGGTGTGTTAAAGGAGCTGTGTTTTGCAGCTCCTTAACGACTTATAACATACCTAGCGGCTTTACTGCGGGCGGCTCTGTTAGCTTAACCAACGATATAGAGCAAGCTCTTATGGGGAGCATTTTATATGATTCAGTATAAAACAAAATGTATGTATGGCTATACAATACTTGGAGAGCGTCCTCCTCAATTAGACAACAATGCAGAATATGTAATCATTGAGCAATCAAAGTTTTTTCCTCATTGTGTTATTATACAGCGATTGGATGGAAAATCCTTTCGAGGGGAAAAATGCTGGATTGTTCCTGTAAACAGCTTATACTAATCAAGCTCTTATGGCTTTTTAAGGAGTATTAACATGGAAATAAACTGAATATCAGAAGCTAAAGCTGGGAGCTTATAATGTATTAATTGGCGATAGGGGAAAAGTCGCTGCGCAATTATTTAAAGGGCTGGGGCGGGGGCCGGCAGCGAATAAATAGTATAGGGGGCAGAGCGTTTTTAAAGATTTATGGCTAGAGAGTGGGCAAAAAAATTTTATACAAGCGCCGCATGGAGGCGGGTTAGGCGGGAAGCGTTAAGAAGAGATATGTTTACATGTGCTATATGTTGCGGACAGGCCCAAGAAGTGCATCACATAAACGAATTAACGCCGCTGAATATAAATGAACCTAGCGTTGCGTTGAACTTAAATAACCTGGTTAGCTTGTGTCATAATTGTCATAACTCTATCACGAAAAAGAGCGCGGAACAGGATTATTTTTTTGATGAGTACGGACAATATGTGCGCAGAGCCCCCCGGGGGGATGCTAAAAAATGAATGCTGAGGCAAACCGAGCGCCCTTCCTTTTTAAAACTCGCTGATACAGGCGTATAAGGGTGTAGTATGAGGAGCAATATGGAATTTGGGATATATAGCGAAGAAAAACGAAAAAAGCTCATTAAACAGGAAATAAAAAGGTTAAATCCGCTGCTTGAGAATATTGATTCTAATAGAAAGAGAGCTTTTGAAAAACTTATAAATGACGCGGCCTTTATGGCCGTTACTCTAGAAGAGGCTAGAGCTATAATTAATAGGGACGGAATAATTGAGAGCTATCAAAATGGACAAAATCAGTACGGTTATAAAAAATCTTCCGCTGTTGAGGTTTACGATAAAATGATTAATACATATTCAAAAATAGTAAAGCAGATGTGCGACGTATTACCTGAAAATGTATCGGCTGAGGATCCGGGTGAAGAAATTATGAAATTTATAACCGGTTTAAAAAAATGAATTGGGTTAGGGAATATCTGGAGGCAATAAGAAGCGGCTATGAGGTAGTAGGACGAAAAATCAGGACTGTATATGAGAGAGAATGTAGCTGGATGGAAAATCCCCCGGAAAATTTTCCATATTATTTTGATGAAAAACATGGCGAACGGCATATTGAATTTATTGAAACCTTTTGCAAGCATTCAAAAGGTAAATATGCGCGCCGGCCCCTGCTGCTGGAATTATTTCAGAAAGCTAAAATACAGCTGGTGTTTGGCTGGAGAGAAAAAGAGACGGACTTTAGAAGAATAAGAGAAGTAATTGATATTCGTGGACGTAAATGCGGAAAGACAACTGAGACAGCAGGCATTGAATGGGATATGCTTTTAAACGACGGCGAGAGCGGAGCAGAAATATATTGTACTGCAAACAAAAAAGACCAGGCGCGTTTAATTTTTGATGAAGCTGTCAATATGCGGTCACAGTCTCCTGCGTTGGCTGCAGTTACTCAAAAGCGCCAGTCAGATATATATTTTCCGGCAACTTTCAGCTTTATAAAAGCATTGGCTGCTGACACTAAGACTATGGATGGGCTGAACGCCCATTTTTTCTGTCAGGATGAATTTCACGAGGCTCGCACACGGAAAATCTATGACGTTATGAAGCAGAGCCAGTCTGCACGGGAACAGCCTCTGGCTTGGCTTATAAGCACTAATGGCTTTGTACGGGAACAGTTTTTTGACGAAACTTATACATATGCCTCATCAGTAGCCCTATGGGAAGAGGGATTTCATGATTATAGGCTTTTACCTTTAATCTATGAATTGGATGAAAGGGAAGAGTGGACAAAGCCAGAATGCTGGGCTAAGGCTAATCCGGGATTGGGTAAAATAAAATCGGTTAAAACGCTGGCTGAGAATGTAGAAAAAGCAAAGCGCGATCCTGGTTTTTTGCCAACCGTGTTGACTAAGGATTTTAATATTCCGGAAAATTCAGCAGATTCATGGCTGACGTATGAGCAGGCTGTCAATGAAAAAGCAGTACCTATGGAGCAGCTTATGCATTCATATGCTATCGGCGGATGCGACCTTTCCGCTACGACCGATTTAACCTGCGCTACTTTGCTTATAAAAAAACCTGACGATGAAAATTTCTATGTGCTCCAGCAATACTTTTTGCCTAAAAAAAGAGTAGAGGAATTGAGTCTGCTTGGACGAAGCGAAGCTCCATATGCTTTATGGGCTCAACAGGGCTGGCTTACCCTGTGTGATACTGCTACGATTGATTTTAATTTAGTAACTGAGTGGTTTGTCAAAATGGTGAGCGAATATGATATCCGGCCTCTTTGGGTTTGTTATGATGCAGCTTTATCCGGTTATTGGGCCCCGCAGATGGAGGAATACGGCTTTGATATGGAGCGCATAAGACAGGGCCCATTTACATGGACTTATCCCATGAAAGAATTAGGCGGAGCGCTAGCCGATCATAAAGTGGTGTATCAAAATAATCCTATACTGCGCTGGTGCTTAATTAATACTGCTAAAAAGAGTACGAACAAAGATGGGATAGAGAGTATTCAGCCTGTAAAGTGTGCGTCCAATAGACGTATAGATGGAATGGTCAGCCTGCTTAACGCATGGACAGGCTATCATAAGCATATAGATGAATTTTTACCATATGTGAGGTGAGAAAAACGGGACTTTTAAGCAATCTATTTAAAAATATAAAAACAGTTTTGATTGGATACAGCGGCCAGTCTAGTGTTAACGCCCCGTTCAGCAAGGAATTATATCAGCAGGAGACGGTTAGAGCGGTTATAGACTGTATTGCCACGCATGCTGCTAAGGCTGAGGCAATGCATGTTGTTATGGACAATAAAGGCAGAATTAAAGAAATAAAAAGAGACAGTCCTTTTGCCTATTTGCTTAATATGCGGCCTAACGACATTATGAGCGGTTACGATTTGAAATATAAATTGATAACCCAGCTGGAGGATAAAACCACGGCGCTTTGCTATATCAAATGGCAAGGCGCGTTTCCTGCGGGAATATTGCCGATAAATTATAATCATTTTGAATTTTACCGCATTGAGGGAGGCGGCTATGCGGTTCAATTTTCCGATTATGACGGTGCGGAGTATACTTTGCCTTTGGAGGATGTCGTAGTGCTGCGCAAATTTTATAATAATTTTGATGTCAGCGGCGAGGGAAACGGTCCAATTTATAATACTCTTGATATGGTTAAGGCTGCGGATGATGGTTTAAACGAGGCGTTGAACGTTTCAAATAAAGTAAGGGGTATAATCAAGCAGAAAAAATCCATGCTATCTCCGGCGGATGTGCAGGCGAATACTGAAGAATTTATCAGACGCTTTGAACAGGCGGCAAAAAACGGCGGTATAGTGGGCATAGACAGCATGGAAGATTTTGTGCCTTTGAATATAACTCCGTGGAGCGCCGGCGCCGACCAAATGAAAGATATACGATTAAATATTCTTCGCTATTGGCGTATATCTGAAGCCATTCTTCAATCTGATTATAACGAGAGTCAATGGCAGGCGTTTTATGAAGGAGTTATAGAACCTATTTTAATAGCAATGGGACAAGCCTTTACTAATGCCTGTTTTACAAGAAAGGAACAAATGGCGGGCAATCGTATTATATTTAATTCATCTGTATTGATAAATATGTCTATGCAGACTAAAACGCAGCTGCTTAATTCAACAAGGGAAATAGGATTGTTTACGCGCAATGAGCAGAGGGAGATGTTTGGATATCCGCCCATAGTGGGCGGAGATGATGCGCTCATTTCTCTAAATTATATAAAGGGCAGCGATCAGAGCGCATATCAGATAGGAAATAAGGAGGAAAAAGAAAATGGCAATGAATAGAAGTTTAATTATTGAACGAAAGTTTGATTTTGCCAGTAGGGCGGAGAATCTTGAGGATGGGGCGGATAAGCTTATCATTGAGGGTTATGCTTTAAAATTTAATTCTCCGACCGTGCTTTTTGAGGAAAATGGTATTCAATACAAGGAAACAATTTTGCCCGAAGCCTTGGAAAACTGCAAAATGGCAGATGTAATATTTAATTATAACCACCAAGGCAAAGTTTTGGCGCGTACGAGAAATTCTACCTTAGAATTGCTTCCTGATTCAGAAGGCCTTTTTATACGGGCAAGATTAGATGGCACTGCAGAAGGAAGGCAAATGTATGAGGAAATATCTAAAGGGTATATTGATAAAATGTCTTTTGCCTTTACTATAGCCGAAGAGGCGTTTAATAAGGATGAGCGAATGTGGACTATACGCAGAATCAAGAGGATATATGATGTATCGGCGGTGGATTTTCCCGCTTATGAAGATACATGGGTTGAGGCCCGCAAGGCCGCGATTCTGGAGGCGGAGGCTCAGGAGAAGCGGCAGGCGGCGGAGACCGCGCTTGCAAGGCGTAAACTGCAATTAAAACTGAAATTTTAAGGAGGATAACTATGAACGAAAAACGGCTTAAAGAAATTAATGAGAGAAAAGAGGCTATTCGGGAAGAGCTTAAAACGGCGGATGAGGAACAGCTTCGCAGCTTGGAGCAAGAAACTGATTTATTGCTGGAAGAGGAAAAAGCGCTTCGAAGCAAGAGCGATTTAAACGGCAAGCTTCAGTTTCAGGCTAAACCGGAAGGAAGAGCTCAAAGCGATATGGAGCGCAGAGGGCGTGAATTAAAACAGTCCCGTGCAGTCACTATAGGTTCGGGCACCCTTATAAAACCTATGGGGAATCAGACCAGCATAAATGATGAACTGGGACAGGGAGTATCGTCCATTATAGATATGGTTAAAGTTACTAACTGCATGGGTATGAGCGAATATCAGGTGGCATATAAATCTGCTGATATGACGGCGGCCAAAAATGCGGAAAATACCGCCGCTACCAGCAGCGATCCCACTTTTGCTTATGCCGTTATCAAGCCTGTAACCATAACTACATACAGCGAGATATCCCGTGAAGCGCGCAATTTAACTGATGTGGACTATTACAGCGCCGTGCTTGCTTCAGCTCGCAAAGCGCTGCGCCGCAAGGTTTCTGAGTTTATAATAAAGTCAGATGCAACCAGCAGCGCTGCTTTTATAGGCGTTAATTCTGCCAGCGCTATATCTGCTGCGACCGACATTGAAATAAGCGCGATAGATGATAAAACTCTTCGCAATATAGTACTTAATTATGGTGGAGACGAGGACACTTTAGGAGGCGCGGTGCTCTTTCTTAATAAGACGGACCTTATAGCGTTTGGTGATGTTCGCGGTACTAATGAAAAGAAGGCCGTTTATGAAATTACTCCCGACAGCATTAATACTAATACGGGTATTATAAGGGACGGCGGTTTGGCTGTTAGATATTGTCTTAACAGCAATATTACCAGTCTGTCCCAAACAGCTGCCGGCGCTTACAGCATGTTTTACGGCGTGCCTGAATGCTATGAATTAGGCCTTTTCAGCGATTATACTGTAAGGGTTTCGGAGGATTATCAATTTGCCAAGCGCATGCTCGCAGTGCTGGGAGAGGTAATGATAGGCGGCAATGTCACAGTTGCTAACGGCTTTGTTCGGGTTAAGACTCCGGCTTCAAAAGGTTGAGATAAAGGGAGGATAATTCATGGCGGTATCAGCGGAATATCTGGATAAAGTAAGGCGGGCGGTAAGGCGTTCTGTTAATGCCCAAACGGACCAGGAATTAACCGATATTATTGAGGAATGCCGCCATGACCTTATTTGCTTAGGGGTTAAGTCTGAAAAAACAATTGATGAAAAAGATCCTCTTATCTTGGGCGCCGTGCGTTGCTTTGCACGCTGGAAATTCGGATTGGATAATGATGACGCTCCTCTTAATAGAGAAGATTATTTTGCCATGCGGGACGAATTGAGGAAGAGGGTGGAATATTGTACTTTTCAGACCAAATAACTCTTTTAAAACCGAACGGCGAAAGCAGAACCGTGTGGGCAGACATTCAAAGCGTAAAGCGTTCGGAATTCTATGCCGGTCTTACAGCGGGAGTTAATCTTTCTAATTCATTTAAAATATATTCGGAAGAGTATATGGGAGAACCGGCATTGAGCTTTGACGGGCGCTTTTATATGGTTGAGCGCGTTTATTCCGGCGGCAGCGATTGGACGGAGCTTAACTGTTCTGAGCTTAATCAGAAGTGCCTTATACGTCAACGACTCCGCGGCGGAGACGGATTAGAGAATCCGAGATATTCGGATTGGTCGGTGCCCGTTCCGTGCGCTGTTTTTATTTCGGGCGCAATGCCGCAGCAGGTGCAGGATGTTAAAGCCGGGGTGTTAAGCGCTGATATTGATGTAAAGGTAACAATTATGTTTAGAAACATACAGCCGTATGATCAGCTTTGCATAAATAAGCGGTATTTTGAGATATCGTATATAAAGGATATAGGGCTGCGCGGGGTTTGGCTGGAATTGTACTGCAAGGAGGTAAATGCAAATGACGCTTGAAGAATTTAAACTGGCAATTATAGACGGCGGTTTTGAACGCGTCTATTATGGCAGTACGGATTCCAGGCCTTCCGCGCCTTATGTTATTATAGAACAGATTAGGGAAAGAGTTCAGCATGCCAATAATGTCCCTGTTTTGCGTATAAAATATATCCTTGTTTCTCTTTATACCGCTAAAAAGGATATAGAAACAGAAAAGCGCCTGACTGAAATATTAAAAACCAGCGCTAAGGGCTACAGGATGGACGGCTTTTATGATGAGGATAGTAAAATGTACGTTCAGGAATACGAGGTGATTCTCATTTGATAAAAGTCGAAGCGGATGAAATAGACCGTGTCATATCAGAGGTTATAAGGCAAGAATTAAATAAAATCAGGCAGGAAGAGGATGGGCAGCTGAATATTTTAAGCGAGGAGCTGGCCTCTAATTTAAGGCTTGCGAGCCCTAAAAGCAACGGGCGAAGCCGCCATTATGCAAACGGATGGCGCAAAAGGATAGATAGGATAGCCGGATATAATATTTATGTGGTTTATAATAAAAGCAAGCCCAGACTGACGCATATTCTTGAAAAGGGCACTATGCCCAGGAAGACGTTAAAAGGCTATAGCCGGGGCAGCGGTACGGCTATCCCGCATATCCAAAAAGAAACAGAAAAAATATATGAAAAATTAATACGGAGGTAAAAAAATGAGCAATACTCAAGCAGCCGGCTATCATGGCGCGGCAAACGGTAAATATGTAGCAGTGGGAGAAACTTCAAGCACGCCGGTAAGCATTCCCTATATAACGGCAGTTTCCCTCGCTCCTATTCTTTCTTCGACAGACCAGTATGCCAACAACAGACTTGTGTTACAGATTCCCAAGGATAACGGCTACGACGGAGAGTTAGGGACGACTGCTCCCGATCCGGGCCTGGAGAAGGCTTTAGGATATCTCATGGACGGCGAGGACGGCAAGATAAAGGCGGACATGGTGACTTATAAGCGTGTGAATTTATATTACGAAATGCTTATGGAATATGAAAACCAAGCGGCGCAGGTGCGGAAAGTCTGGCTGTATAATGTGCAGATAGGCAAAGGAGAGGAAAACAGCAGCACAGATGCGGAAAGCGTTGAATTTGGAACATATGCTTATCCTATTCAGGTATACGGGACGCCTCTGCTTTCAGCCGAGGATACAGAATATATAGACGAAAACGGCATGCGGCGCATGGCGTATATGATTTATTCCGATCCTGGCGACAGCAATTACGCCGCTTTTGGAAATGCTGTTCCCGAAGCTATTCTCAAAGCACAGTCAGGGGGCTGATAAAAACTTATGGCCCCGGTAAAACGGGGCCATTTTCCCCCTTGAATTGTTAAAATATTCATGATATAATATTTTAAAAGGGGGGCTGAATATGAAAAAGAATCGTACAGTTTCTGACGTTAACCAGGCTGAAGCTGAAATGGAGGAACAGAGTGAAATAATGATATCTCCAAACATAAAAAGCAGCGCGTCAGACGCGCGAACAGATTTAAAGGAAGATTTAAATAATACGCCCACGCGGGATTATTTATATGATATCCTTATAGAATTGAAGGAGCAGGGCATAAAACGGCAGATAATGGATAACAATACGCCTACGCGGGATTATTTGCATGATATTCTCATGGAATTGAGGGAGCAGAGCGCAAAACAGCAGACAATAAAAAAATGTTTGGTATTTTTTACTGTTCTGACTGTTATTTCGTTAGTAGCAGGTCTTATTGTTTATATTCGTATCAATAATATTATTAACGATATTCCTGCTTTTGGCCGTTATTGATTAAGAAAGGATTTCATAGCTGCAGCAATGCTAAGAATGAATATAGAAAAACGCTCTGTACAGGGCGTTTTTTTAATATAAAGGAGCGCCGCATGTATATAATGCTGGGGAAAAATGAATATGAACTGGACAGTTCGGCAATGACTCTTATAAAATATCGGGCTCGCTACGGCGAGTCTTTTTTAAATTTGTTTCTCAAACACGCGAGGATTTCTGAGCTAATTCCCGCGTGGGAAAGGCTGATATATATTGCAATTGTAGGCGTAAAGCCGAGATATGACGTATATCAGGAGTTTATAAAAAATGATATGGCCGGCTTTTTAACGGCAGCGGCAGAATTTCAGCATGAATTAATGCGTTGCCCGGGAGGCGGCATCAATCATAACAAAAATAAAGGGCGTGCAAATGATATTGATGAGCTGCAAATTCTGGCCCTGTGCGCGGATTTGCCTGAATATGCCGTGAGTATGTTCTGTATATTCGATTTGCTCAAGCTCATTTCGCAATCCAAAGGTTATGTGAGTACAAAAAAGAAATACAGAAAAATGAGCGCTGACGAAATACGAAAATTGTACGGAGGTTAATATGTCCAATTATACAAAGGGTATAGAAGTAGAACTTACTCTGGATGGGGAAAAAGTTATACAAGAGCTTAAGACTATAGATTCCCGTTTAATAACAATTCGTAAGGAATTAGGTCAGCTTAAACAATCGCTTGAGGCGGAATGGGATATATCTAAATTTCAAAGAGCTCAGGAATTGGCTCAGCAATCAGTAGAGGATACTCAGGCTAAGGTAAATGCTCTAAAACAGCGGTTGGACGAATTAAACAGCTCGGCGCAGATTGATGACGACTTAGGAAAACAAATAGCGGAAGTCTCTAAAGAGCTGGCTTATGCGGAAAACGCTGCCCGTAAGGCCCAGGAGGAGCTGGAATCTCTTAACCGCATACGTTTGGATAAGCTCTCCTCTTCTATAAAGGAGGCGGGAGAAAATATCATAGATATGGGTTCCAGCTTGACCTCAAAAGTAACTCTTCCTTTGATGGCTGCAGGAACGGCCGCAGTCAAATATGCAACGGATACGCAGGAAGCAATTAATAAAGTGGATGTATCCTTTGGGGAAAGCGCCGAAAATATAAAGCAATGGAGCGAAGTTACCCTTGAGGCTTACGGTATATCGCGTACTTCTGCTCTGGATATGGCTGCATATTTTGGAGATATGTCCACTTCTATGGGATTAACCCAGGCAAAAGCCGCGCAGATGTCCAAAGAAATAGTGGGCTGGATAGGGGATATATCTTCTTTTAAAAATGTTTCTTTAGATGTGGCTAAAACTGCTGCGTCCGCTATATGGACAGGAGAAACTGAGTCTATTAAGCAGCTGGGCGTAGTAATGACTGAAGCTAATCTTGAAGCCTATGCGCTTGCTAATGGATACGATAAGCTTTATAAGGAAATGAGTCAGGGCGAAAAGGTTATGCTGCGTTTTAACTATGTTATGGATTCGACTCAGAATGCTACCGGGGATTTTGCACGCACCTCAGACAATACTGCCAACCAGCTGCGCATATTGCAGGAAAGCCTCAAGGAATTAGCCGCCTCGTTTGGCGAGGAACTGCTGCCCATTATTCAGCCTATACTGCAGAATATCAATGATTTAATTCAAAAGTTTGCTTCTTTGGACGAGCAGACCAAGCAGAATATAGTGAGATGGGCTATAGCAGCTGCTACGCTGGGCCCTTTATTGAAAATAACGGGAGAGATGACTAAGGGGATAGGTTCCCTTATATCTTTGTTTCCTCTGCTTATAGCTAAGCTTAAAGCCAAGCAGGCGGCGGATGTTGGCGCGACGGCTTCTCAAAATGCTTTGAATGCCGCAATGAACGCTAATCCTATAATGCTTGTGGTGTCGGCGATAGGCTTTTTAATATCTATACTGGGGTCTCTGGCCGTAGCTAATTCCATTGCGCAGGATAGTACTGACCGCTTAATAGGCTCTACGCAGCGCCTGAGCGAAGAAACAAATGATGCCGTTCAGTCCATTGAGGAGGATACTACTGCTAAAATGACTGAACTGGCCATGATAGAGCAGCTGCTGCCCAAAATAGAGGAATTAAATAATAAAACAAATCGGACGGCGAGCGAGCAGGAGCTGCTGAAAAGCATGGTCGCGCAGGTAAACGAAGTTATGCCGGGCTTAATTGGGGAAATTGACAGTGCAACCAATTCGTTTAACTTAAACACACAGGCTATAAGAAACAATATTGACGCTTATAAAGATTATCTGCAGGCGCAGTCTAAACAGCAAATTGCGCAGGAAAAATATAAAGCTGCGGCTGAGGCTGATTTAAATATAAATGATATTGAGAAAGAGCTTAGACAGCTATATGATAAAGGGATAGGCGGAAAAATATTAAAAGAATACGGACAGGATTATTATGAAAAGGCGTTTTCTGAATTTAAAGTTGATCCAATCCGTGTTTTAGAACGCAATTCAAGCTTTTTAGAAAATGTCGGTAATGCGGCCAGCGTAATGTGGGGTTCTGTTTTCGGAGATCCTATTACAGATGCAATGCATCTTGCAGATGAGCTGCGCGAAGCTCAGAAAGAAGCGGATAAACTGAGAAGTGATGCGGACGGCTTGCTTGAAGAACTCAAGAACGACGCTTCTTTGAGTTATAACGGCCCTGGCGTGTCGGAAACAGATACTGTTGGCGGAAAAAGCGGCGGGGAAACTCTTTCGGACGTATATCAGGATGAACGAAACCAATTACGTCATATGCGTAATATGGGCATATATGAAGATGAACAGTATTATAATAAATTACTTGCTTTAAAAAGGAAATATGCCGCTGACTTGGCTCAGGATGAGCTTTGGAGCTTAGAAGAGGAAATATATAATCTTAGTCAAACTATTTATAAAGCACGGCAAAAGGCTCTTGAGGAACAGATTGCTGCCGAAAAAGAACGTATCAGCGATTTAAAAAGTGAATATGAGGAATTTACAAATGAAATTATATCGCTAGCTCAGGAGGCGGCGGAGGAAAAAATAAAGGCTATTGAGGAAGAAGTAGCGGCGAGAAATAAACTGCTGGAGCAGCAGAAATTAGAAAAGCAGCTTGAACAAGCGCAGGCAAAACTGTCCTATGAGCGGGACGCCGAAAATCGAAGCGAACTGCAAAAGGAAATAGCGCGTCTGCAAAAAGAAGTAGAAGAGCAGAAGTATCAAGCCTCCATAGAAGCGCAGAAGGAAGCTATTCAGGCGGAGGTTGAGCAGTTAAAGCTTAATGCGGCTGCTATAGTGGAACAGTTTAATAAGGCCATAGATCCGACTGGCATAACTCAAGCTCCGGCATATAATAACACAACTATTCAGAGTTCCATTAATCTTGCTCAACCTAATATGACTCCGGCGCAGCTTGAAGCCGTTATAAAAAAGGTCTTTGATGATTTGATAAAGCAGGTGTGATAATGATAACGTATATGAATCAATGCGGAAAGGTAACTTTTCATGAGGCAGATATTCAAAAAGCCTTCTTATATGACTCTGCCAGCTTTTCAGCGGTTAAACAGGGACGGTTTAATACTCAGACTACGGCGCTTATTGATGGCACAAGCACATATGACGCGGCTTTAAGCGGGACGCAGATAAGATGGGACGGGCGCATTCTTTTATATAATTTAGAGCCGGTACTGTTTTCGGAAAAACGTTTGTCCAGAGTTAAAGGATGGTTGGGAGATATTTTTAATCCTAAAATATCGGGAGAACTGCATTATATTAATGCTAACGGTCAATATATAATGCGAAATGTCAGAGCCACAGCACCTCCTACATTTGGGGAATATGTTAATGGCACCATTGCCGTAAAATTTGAACTTCAGTCTGATGAATGGTATTGGGAGGCGCTGGAATCCCGAAAGGCAGTACTGGGCGTATATAGCGGCGGGTTTACTTTGCCTTTCAGCTTTCCAATAAAATTCGGTAAGTATTGGCAATATAAAATAAGCATTTATAATGATAGCAATTATAATATTTATCCTCAGGTGATTCTCAATGCGCAAAATACTCTTTCTACGCTTAGGAATCTTACTACAAATAGTTATATCAAAATGACTAAGCCTATTGACCAAGGCTGCCGAATGGTTATTCAAACGTCGCCTAAGATTTACAGCGCCGGTATATATAAATGGGAAAATGAACAATGGTTGTTTTCGCAGGATGCCAGCGCTTATTTGAGCATAGACAGCGGGGACTTTGCGTTAATCCCTGGAACAAATAATATATCTCTTGAAAACGGCGCGCCTGGAAAGACGCCTAGTGCCGAAATAGAATACAGAAAGATATATATGGAGGTTTGATATGGAGGTGAGAATCTATGAATATTTAAATTCGTTAATTCCCAGAGGAATTACATATCAAGCGAAAGGCAGTTATACGAAACGATTTTATGATGCCGGAGATTTTGATATCTCCATACCCGCATATGAAGAATATGCGTTTCAGCTTGTTCCGGGCAGACTGATTAATATAGACAAGCATTTCTGGGGAGTAATTCAAAATACCAATATTACGCGCGGAAGCGGATCGGTTATAAGGGCTACGGGCAAATGTCTTAAAATATGGCTGGACTGGAGAATTACTGTGCCCGACGATATAGGAGATGCGAGAGCGCCGGCTGGATACAGTTCCTGTGCCGGGAGCAGTGAAAAAGTAATGAAGTATTATGTTAAGAGAAATTTGGCGGAACCGGCGTATGAATATCGGGTAATCCCTGGTCTATATGTTTCTGAGGATATGGGACGGGGACTAAAGGATGATGCGTATTATTCCAGATTCGAAAGCGTTCTGGAGGTCGAAAAGAAGCTGGGCGAACGGGCAAAGCTTGGTTATGATATTAGTTTTGATGGGGAAAATTTTGTCTTTGATGTCTTTGAAGGCATGGACAGAACTGCGGACCAGAAACTGATTAAGCCAGTTATTTTTTCAGTAGAGCGAGGGACTTTATCCAGCTTTCAAAAGGCTGATGAAACGGGGCACGAAAAAACGGCCTTTTATTGTACGCGAGCAGGCGCTGAATTTGAAGATGAGGCATATACACAAACTTATTATTTTGAGGAACAAACCGCCGGCCTAGCCAGGAAAGAAAAGCATTTGGATATAAGCATAACTACCGAGGGAGATCAATATGCCGAATTTGAGGAGCTTTCGCGGAAAAACATGGAGGAATACAAGCCTACTCAATCTTTTTCATGCGATATAACGCGGGAGAGCTACAGCTATTTGGCAGATTATGAAGTAGGCGATTACGTTACCATCAAGGACAGTCTTACTGGCGTAACGGCGGACAGGCAGATTATTTCGGTTACAACGCAAACAGGAGATACGGCTGTGAGCTATAGCGCTGAATTCGGAGATACCCGAATAACCAGAATGGATATATTCAGACAAAGTTTGGGAGGTTGATTTTATGATTAGATATAATATGTTTGATGATACCGAAACGCAAAGCAATGTATATACTGCTCAGGATGTAGCAGAAAGAATGGCATCATTCGGCGACGGTGTCTGCGGAAATGATGAGCTTAAATGCAGTTGCACAGCATCTCAGGTAACTGTAAGCCCAGGGCGGGCATGGATAATGGGCTATTTTTATGAAAGCACGGAAAATCAAATTTTAACGGCGCCTGCAACATGGTATGCAATAGTGCTGCGCCTGGATTTATCGGCTGAAATTAAGATTCAGCCTGTTATAATTCAAAGCCAAGAAGATATAAAGGATACGTCTACATCACGAGATTTAATTCTGGCCTTAAATAACAGCGGTATCTTAAAAGATGTCAGGCTTTTCATAAATAAATCAGGAGCTAAAGATTATGATTATTTTATAACTACAGATAAAGGTAGCGCTGAGGCTCAAGCCCGTGCTGATTTTGTAGCCGAAACAGGTACGGATATGTTAAATGCTATAGCTATGTTTTTATATAGCGTTTCAGCAAGCAGCAAGGAAGCATGCACTCTGTTGCTGGATGCCGTTACTTTTACGGGCGCTGCAATCAGTCCCAGCAATAATATATATTGGCCTAAACGAAACACAGATATAATAAAAGGTTCAGGCAGGGCAACGGTATTGAATTTTACTAATACCTATTTTGATTCTTCTGAACTGGGCTCTGCTACATGGGAAAACCTGACTATCACCTTTCCAATTATGGGCACTACGCCTTCTACATATCTTAGCAGACCGCGTCCAGTTTTGAGAAATTGCTGGTTTAACCAAAGAACAGGACCTAACCTACATGCGACTGGAATCTATAAAGGCTACGAGGAATTTTATTTTGAAAACTGCATGCTTTCTTATGGCGAAGATGATGATACGGAAGAGCGCCCGTATACTAGTATATATCCTATAGAATTCAACAGCGATTCGCTCGGTCTATATTTAAATGATTATGTCAAGCCTGGTTTTTACCTTTTTAACCGGGCTGTATATGGAAACAGACCAAGCAATGATAGTGGCGAGGCTATTTTAAGCGGGTGGTTATATGTGCTTCGGCTTTATAATGAATTTGACGGAGCGGTAATAAGACAAATCTTTATAGATGGCATGACAGATCCTACGGCTACCCAATCGTCTGAAGGAAGGATTTTTATAAGGACCAAGTTTGGCGAGAAAGATTGGTCGGCGTGGAAAGCACTGGATTTTAAGGCTTAGTTAAAGAATAGGGGTTTAGTATGAAAATTATCAATGTTTATGTGAGGGGTACAGAAATGTACCCCTCTGATAATCATGCCGGATATGCCAGAGACCATCAGGCAGTACAGTTGAATATATATTTAGCAGAAGAATGGATTAGTCATCAATATACATATTCATTGCTGATCAAGCCTCAGGATGATAAATCAGTAATTTCTAGCAGCTTGTCTCCTCAGGACAATATATTGACTTTTGCGCTGCCTCAGGCTGTTACAAAATGCGGCGATTTATTTGTGCAGCTTAGAGCAGAAAAAGACGGGGAAATAATGCATAGCGCAATGATGTTTTTGTATATTGCTCCCAGCTTAAACGACGGACCTGAAGTAATAGACAGCTATAACGGATTGCTGGATGGCGTAGCATATGAAGCAGACATGGCTTTGCAGGATGCGCAAGAGGCCATAGAGAATGTGCAGACTGCTATCAATCAGATAGAGCCATATATTAATCAGAAAATTCAGGAACAGAATCTGGCTTCTGAAGATTATGTGAATGATGCCATAGCTTCAATAACAGAGCAATTAAGTACGCCTATTGCTATGAACGGCTGGACGCTGCAGCAGGGGGACAATACGCCTAAGGAGGTAGAGGGGTATTATGTAATAAGCGGTTCATTTTTGTTCGCATGGGGTAGGTGCAGTCAAAATTCAATAGAAAAAGTCAATAGCTCTGTAGTAATCAATTTGCCCGAAGCTTTAGGCAATATTACTTGGGCTACGGGGCAGGTAAGCACAGCGGCCGCAGGCGTGCAGGGAGAGCCGTATATAATTACGGCCCCGGCTTCAGGGACAAGCGCTGGCAGCAAGGTGTGGATAACAAAGAGCAAGGCTACGCCGCTGGGCGCATTTACTCCATCCAATATATACAGCGTGGAATCATTCTGGTTTGCGGCGGTGACTGACGCCGGCACGCCGGAGACGCTGCTGCTGAGCGCCGGGGACGTAAGCGGCGGTTATACGGCAGGGGAAAATATAGAGATAACTAATGGAGTTATATCCGTCTTAACTACTGATACGGCGGCTCAGGACGGCACTCGGCCCATAACGGCCGGAGGAGTATACACCATTGTGGGTAACATTGAATCTTTGCTAGAAACAATATAAAGGAGGAAAAAGAGATGAGTGTTTCAGAACAAATAACCCGGATTCAGAGCGATAAAAGCACGATAAGGAATCAATTAGTAGCCTTTGGCCTGGTGGAGAGCAATGCAGATTTGGATGATTTGGCAACAGCTATTGAGGGCATAGAGAACCGGGGCGCGGTAAGCGCGCAGGTGCAGGAAGGGGATACATATACAATTCCGAAGGGATATCATAATGGTTCGGGTACGGTTTCAGGCGTGGCCGGCGGGGGTAATTACCAGCTTCAAAGCAAAAGCGTTACGCCTACAAAGGCGCAGCAGAATGTTACGCCCGACAGCGGATATTACGGGCTGTCAGATGTGACCGTAGGAGCAATACCTGCGGCATATCAGGATGTAAGCAGCGTAACGGCGGCAGCGGCGGACGTGCTTTCGGGCAAGGTTATAGTAGGAAGCGACGGCAAGCCGGCGACGGGTACTATGGTTAATAACGGGGCTGTAACTAAGACGCTGACGGCCGCCGAGCCCTCTTATACTGTCCCGGCGGGCTATCATTCGGGCTTGGGCGCCGTTAGTATTACTCCGCAGAGCAAGTCGGCTACCCCCACGAAGTCTCAGCAGACGGTCAGCCCGGACAGCGGCAAGGTGCTTTCCTCTGTGACTGTGGAGGCCATTCCGGCAGCATATCAGGACGTAACCGGAGTAACGGCTGTGGCGGCTGATGTGCTGGAAGGTAAAGTTATTGTGAATGCTTCGGGAGAGAGCGTGGAAGGCAGCGTGACTAATAACGGAGTAATAACGGGGACGATAGATGGGCTTACAACCTCAAGCTATACCGTTCCTGCGGGCTATACCGCAGGCGGCACAGTTAGCCTGACGGACGATATAGAAACTGCCTTAGCGGCTATATAGAGGAGGGTAAAATGAGCATTGCGAACGAATTAAATCGGATTACGAGCGCCAAGGGAGATATAGTTACCGCAATAGAAGCTAAAGGCGTGGATGTGCCCGAGGGGACCACGCTGGACGCTATGTCCGAGCTTATAGACCTAATAGGCGCGCCGGCCATTTTAAAAACAGGAAATGCTACATGCGGCGGGCAGACATGTCCGGTTGCATACTTTAAAAGCAGCGATACGGCGCTGGTGTTTTTTGCTGCGCCTTACATACAGAGCACAGCGGGCAGCGAGCTGACATTGCCTGCCGAACTTTGGGATTTTACTGGCGGAGCTTCAGGAGACGGGTACATGTGGGCTACAGGCAGTCCGTCCGCCTGTATAACGCTTCAGCCCGATACAAGCTCTTCCTCAGAAGGCTATGGACTGCGAGTTAAGATTATGGGGCAGAACGCTATGCCTGTATCATGGACTACAGGCAAAGCCTTTTATGGCTGGTGCTGGCTGACCTATGAAGGAGTGAGCCTGCCGAGCGGGACTGAAACGCCTGGGAGCCTGACTGCCGTAGGACCGTGGAGAACATTGACGCTTCAGACCGGTTTTACCGCTGAATATGCACGCTGGCGAACTATTGATTTCGGCGCTAATGTGCAGATTCAGCTTAAAAATATACAGGGACCGACCAGCCTGTCTTTTCCTGCTAATATCTGCAAGTTGCCCGATGAAGCGCTGCCAGCCAACACTACATATAGGGGCATATCCTGCGGAACGGGCAGCAATTACAGCCGATACGAAATAAGTCCCTGGACAGGCTATGTTCAATAGTACAGCGAAACCCCGTCATATGGAAGCGGACATTGGATAGACATTCAATGCGTTTATCCAATAACGTAAAGGAGGAATGGCAAAATGACAATTGTAGATATTTTATCTGCGGCCTTGCCCTCCCTTTGCGTCAGTGTTATTATGCTCTTCTTTAACCGCAGGCAGGCCAAGCGGGAGCGTGAGGAGAAGGCGCGGGCCGCACAGAAAAGAACGGGGGATAAGACGCAGTTATCCCTGCTGCTGGCGACTGCTAAACTTTCTTATGCTTCGGCCATAGCTATAAGGGACAATAAAACCAATGGCGAGATGGCGGATGGAGTGAAGCAGTATCAGGAGGCTATGAGGGATTTTAAAAGGTACGAACGGGAACTTGTAGTTGATAAGAGCTATGAGGAGTAATATTAAGGAGGAATGAGAATATGGAATATATAAATGAATTTGCGGCTGTGCCCGCCATAGCAATTATAACGTATCTGATTGCGGAAATTTTTAAGGTAATCGCCAGCGGCCGGGAGAACTGGCTCAGATTTATCCCCGTAATATGCGGGGCGCTGGGCGGCATTCTGGGAATTGCCGGATGGCTTTG